TTTTTCTGTAGCACCTGTTACCTTCTCTTGTTCTTTTGTCAGGTCATGAACACTGTTTTCTAGGTCTTCATTTATTTTAACATAGTTATCAGATTCTCCAAATAAATTGTTAATTTTAGTATTATTTTCTTGTATTCTATTCTTACCTTGCTGCTCTAGTTCAGTTATAAACTCAGTCTGCATCTTAACTTTATCATTAAGAGATTCTTTCTTCAGTTCTAAAGTTTTAATCTCTTCTCTAAGACCACGTATCTTATCTTTTATTAAACTATTCATAGAAGAGAATATTTTAATATCCAAAAGATCTTCTATGACATCCCTTCTATTAGTGGCTGTCAATTGCATGAAAGGAACAAAACTACTACTGCCTAAAATTACAATTTGAGTAAAAGACTTATAGTTCATCTTGATTACATTTTGCTCTAACCACTTCTGCTGATCATTAACTGCAGAAAATTGATCCATACATATTCCATTTCTATGAATCTCAAATAGATTTGGTTTGATTCCTCTTACTACCTTCCACTGAGTTTCTGCAATAGAAAATTCTACTTCAACTCTACAATCCTTTTCATTAACTGTATTAATAAGTTGTCCTTTACTAATCTTTCTAAATGGTTTATTGAATAAACTAAAGGTTAGAGCATCTAATACAGTACTCTTACCTGCACCATTTGTACCAACAATCAAAGTTGTTGAATTGCTATCAAGTTCAACTTCAGTATATTGATTACCAGTGGAAAGAAAATTTTTCCAACGTATCTTCTCAAATAAAATCATTTTCTATTAGTGGTGGAATAACAATGTCATTTTTAGTAATGATTGAATACCTATAATCATGTATCTCACATGTTTTGATGACTACTTTACCATCAACTTCTATCACATGCATTTCTGGATAGTCTTGATCTTCTAGTAGAAGTGCGTACCTAATAGCATCATCCTCATCCTCAAAAAGATAAAGAACTTGTTCTCCATCTTCAGCAGTTACAGAGTATGCTCCCTCAGTTTCCTTTCCATCTACTGTGAGAATAAACATTAGACCAACTCACATGCTTCTTGATAAACTTCTTGCAAGAATTTTTGAACTCTTGATTTATCAATTTCTATATCTGACTCCTCAATATACCTATTAAGGATGGATAGAGTATCTTCAGATTCAAACGCTTCAAACTCTGATGCATCATGCAGAGCAAAGTTCTCAACTATTTTAAGTTCTGCTACATTAGCATTATACACCTTATCAATAAACTTTTCAAACTGTACTTGGTCATTCTTATGTCTAACAACTATCTTTACTATTTTATTTTCCAACTCTCTTGCATCAAATAATTGGTGATCATTATCATTATAATAGATTATATGATGTAGTCTGTATGGATTATTAACTGGAGTATGTTCTAGTGTCTCTGTATCAAATAAATGAAATCCTCTATTGACATCATTTACATCATTCCAGAACATCTCATATGGATTACCAAGATAGTAAATATTATCTTGATTTGATCTACAATGATAATGTCCAGAGAATGTCTTTTTAAATTTCTTAAATACATCCCACTCCATTCCATGCTCCATCATATGACCTGGTGTGGCTCTGAATCCATTTAACTCAAGATGTCCCATACACACAGGAGATCTTGACTTTTTAATCAGTGCTTCACTCATCTCCCTATTATCACTATTAATCCAAGGCACAAGAGTAATATTACAATTACCTACCATTATAGATGATACTTCAGAGTATACTTTAATATTATCATACTCCCTCAACAATAAATCTACTGCATTTACATCATTTGTATTCTTATAATATGCTGTATGATTACCTACTATAGTATGGACAGTGATGCCCATATCCTGTAATCTATCAAAATAATTTTTCTTTGCCCATGTCAATGCACCAAAATCTATTGACTTTCTTGTGTCAAAAGTATCACCCATATCAATAATCGTAGTGATACCTTCCTTCTCTAATGTAGGAAAGAAAATATCATTATAGAACTTTAGGAAATAGTCATGAAAAAGTTTAGAATTTTTTCTTGCTCCAAAGTGCTGATCTGTAATTATTGCTACCTTCATTAATTACGTAATTTAGAATGAACCGCATCCTTGATTTGATTATACTCGCTATAGTTTCCATCGTCAAGGGTATCTCTTTCAAATACCTGTTCATATCCTGTCTTCTCCAAAATCTTATTCTTGATCTCCAATTGCTTCTTCTCCTTCTGTATTCTACGTAAGAACGCGTAGTGAATAATTTGTGTGAAATAAGCAAACGGGTTTTGAGACTTTTCAGGGTTGAAGTTGTGTATGTATTGTACGCAGTTTTCAATGCCATCTGATATCATATCCTCCTTAAACATATAGTTTACAAAGTTTGGTTTGAAAGATAGATGAGTAGCAATCTTCAGGAAGCATTCTCCAATGTATCTTGGAATACGTGGTTTCTCTTTACCTTGAATTTCTGCTATCTCCCTATCTTCTCTAAGTTTAATTAGAGCTGCAAGAAATTCTTTGTTATTAACATAGTGTTCAGATCTTTTACGTCTACCCATAATTCTTGCAGGTGTCATATCTTTACTATCTATTATGTATTAATTATAGCATTCAACACAATAGTTGACAAGGTATCAAATTACATGTAGACTAACTCTGTGGGGTTTCAAGGTCAGGGTATACTTAGTTATCTTTGAATAGTTTCTCTAGTGATTTTTTTGCTTCACTAATGGTGGAGATGTATCCCATTTTTCTATCTAACTTAGTTTTCTTCTCATAATAACTATGTTGCTGCATAGAGAATGTTTGATGCATGGCAATAGTCTCTAAATCTGTTGATTCACTCAGAGTCATGACATCATCCATATTGATTACAAAGAGTTCTTCTTTGCTAGTTTTTATCCAAGGTTCTACTTTATAACCTGAGGCAGATCTGGTTTTGATTCTTTCAATAGTGATTGGATTATCTAATATTAAAAAACATCTGTCATGATCTTCATCATAGTTTATCTTGGCAAATATTTCTTCACCAGATTTGAGTTTAATAGTGGCATAAAAGTCTTCTTCCATTATTTTATTTGAATAGTGATTATTTCATAATTAAAATTTTCTTCATTATAAATTTTAATTCTTTCAATCAGATGATTGAGGGTATAGTTTTTTCTTGAGTTGTATGTGCAGTCATCCCCTATGTCATAGAGAGTGGCTTTTACTTTATCTTTACCTTTTCTGAGAACCCTGCCAATGGATTGGAGATTTCTAACTCTGGACTTGGAGGGACTGGCGAAGATGACGTTGTGCAACCGCTTGATGTTAATGCCAGTACTGAAAGTGCCATAACTGGCAACAATAATTGCATTCCTCTCATTTTCTGTAATCTCCCTAATTGATTCTCTTTGTTCAGCATCAACTCCACCATGAACAAAGAATACTTTACGATCAGTGTGAGTAATATTATTTATCTTTTCATAAAGTATTGCTCCATGAGTTTCTACTCTACTGTATAAGATGAGAGTATTACCTTTAAGATCCAGTGCTAGATTGGTAATGAATTTATTTCTCTGTTCATGTGTAATTAAATACTGGAGTTCATCTTCATAGGTTTCAAATTTCTTAGCAGGATGTTTAAGCACTAAACACTGAATATCCAACTGAGATAGATGTCCTTGTTTCATTAACTCTTCTGTTTTAGTTACCTTATATGATGGACCAAATAATCCCTCTAGCACCCACTTATGAGTCTGTGTACCATCTAATGTACCAGTAAAACCAAATCTATACTTAGCATGTTCTAACTTAGTCATTATATTAACTAATGACTTACTCTTAAATAGATGTGCTTCATCACCTATAATGACATCATAATCTTTAAAGAATGATTTCTCCATTCTAAAAACAGATTGCCATGTAGTAATAGTTACTTCATTGCTATTAGTTACTTCTCTTCCTGAATAGATTCTGTGACAATGATTCTTTACATCCCAACCATACTCTTCAAAATCTTTATACATCTGCTCTACTAACGATGTAGTAGGAACTACTAGTAGTATCTTCTGACCTTTATGTACATAGTATCTTACTAGAGAGTAAATCATTAAAGACTTACCTGATGCAGTAGGACTGACTAACAATCTTCTATTGTGTTTTAAACAATCACATACACCTTCTATCTGATAGTCTCTTGGTTTAAATTTAGTAATAGATTTAATATAGTCCTTTACTCCTTCCTTTGATATAGATTGGTTTACTTCAAAAGGTAATCCATAATACTCATTATCTTCAAACTTATAACTATAACCATGCCTCTCACAAAAAGATACTATTTTATCTAACAATCCAACATATATCTTCTTAGATCTTAAATCAAACAGATGTATCTCACCATTCCAGTTTCTCTTCCTATACTGAGGCATGAACTTAGCACCCTCTACCTCAAAGGTAAAGTGATCCCTCAACTCATACTCAATATGAGGTTCTGCATTTACTTTTAAATATACTTCGTTTGACTTTTGTATAATAACGTTGGTCACTTCTACTCATCATGCTAGAAGTATTTATCACCCTAGTCCAGCATTAAATCTCATGAACTCTATAGCATTCTTTATTTGAAATGTCCTATTCTGAATTACTTTTAAAATACTTTCAAGATACACAAGGATGGTATCATAATAATCAATCTTCAAACTTGAATTGGAAAGTTTATCATCAGCATCAAGATACTTCTGCATTGTATCCTTATCCCTTATCTTCTTTGGAAAAGGATCATCTATATAAACCTGTGGA